GTCTTTCCTCATTGATACTATAAATATAACACTTTTCCTTGGTTCTGTCAAGGGAAAAAAACGATTTTTCTTCATTTCCTTCGATGTCTGAAATGCCGAATGTTGCTATTCGGCTTGCTTCTGCTGGATCCTCTATTTTGCCCATAACTGGCTCTGCATTCCTAAAAACATTTATCATGTGAATTGTTGAAACAAGCAATTCATTTATCTTACTATTATAACCTATTATGGGAACATTGCCAAGTATTTTTTCTAAATTTGTGTTCGAAACGAGATAAAGCATCTTCAGCAGACCCGAACGAGCGTACTGCTGGAGAATGTTGTAAGTCGCATTCTCGTGAAGTGCTTTTGTTTTTGAAAGAAGAGAAGTGTCTGGCCTTATGTAAAGCACACTTAGCTCGCATTTATCCTTTATTTGCTCCATTATTCTCAAGCACATCGCAGAAATGTGTCCCGAACCGCCGACGATAAATAGTGTTTCGTCTTTAATTCCTCTAAAGAAAGTTTTCATTGAAGGAACATTTTTCTCGTATTCTTCTGCCGAACCTTGTGGCTTTATTTCAAAGATTTTCTTTTTCTCTTCTGACTCTCCATATTGTTCTGCAAAATCGAAATCGTTCTTGATGTTAACATCAATTTTATAAATATTATACTGCGGATATTGCGAAAACATATCTACGATGTTGCAGCCTGCCTTGCCTATGCCAATCACATTCATTTTGTCACTCCCCTCAAGCTTCCAAAGTCACTTCCAAAAGAGGCATTAACCTTGAAGAACCCAAGCTCAGTGTCTGCAAACACTCCTATCAGCTTTGAAACCAAGTTTGTCTCCTCTTTCGAGATGTCGATAATAACTGAGTCATGTATTGTGAAGGCAATAAAGCTCTCATTGCCCTTCAGAAGCTCATCAATCTTGATTGCCTGTCTCAGCACCATCTCTGCTGTTGTGCCCTGAATGAGATAGGACAGTGAATGATGACGATCTGCCGGCATTGTGTTGCCAAACGGCGTGGTTACCTGTCCGTCTTTAAAGTGGCTATTTCTCACATCATCCCTCTTATAGATCTCTTCCAGTTTCTCGTTTTTCTTCTTCTCGTCGTAAAGCCACGAAAAGAAGGCTTTTTTGGCGTCCTCACGGGTTTCTACGCCTTCACCCATACCTTGAGTCAGATTCCACGCGTGAATGTCTTCTAGGGGCTGTTTTGCCCCTGCTAACGCCAATAATGTGCGAATCTCTGCGGCATTGAAATCCAATTCCAGAAAATAGTCGTTATTTGGCTTCACGACAGAACGGAATTCCTTGTTCATCGTCATAATAGGAAAACTGCTTCTTTTTGTCGTTAAGCGCCCTGTTTTAGTGCCGAATAGGTTATAACGAACATATTTTGGCAGGTTTTGAGCCTTTTCTCGGAATCTGCGTGTCTTTTCGCGGTGCATTGTCGAATTTAGGCTAGAAAAGTCGATTTTTAGCCTATTATGGCTGATCTTGGTGAGCAATTTCGTCATTTGGAGCAAATAATCGTAGTTTTTTGGCTTCTCGTAGGTGTCTAGGACATGCTTTGTGATTTTTGTCCTCAATTCGCAGTATTTCACGAGAAAGCGAACGGGGACAAGATCGAAAAAGCAGTTGTCGTCGAGATTTACCTGCCCCAGCATAAAGGAGCGGTAAAATGCCTTCATTTTCTCATTGCACTCATCCCAGTCATCCCTCAAGTTTTCTGGGCAGACTTGATCAGGAGTCTTGCCTTCGCAATAAAGCGAGGCATACTCTATATCGTGATCTTCCAAATAAGGGACTGGTGCCCAGCAGGCTGTCAAGCCATCAGGTAGTTCGTCGAAAGCCAGCTTGCCTTCTGCATATATGCCGACACACTCGTCTTTGTCGTCGAGAGTTTGGAATATCAAATTTCCCCCTAAAAAAATTTCTTTGTATTTTTCTTGTACCTTTCTGTAACTATCTCTTTTACACTGGCGGTAGAATTGCCGGCATCGGCCTGCTTAATCTGCTCCATTCTATAATTATGAGATCCTTCTTTGGTAACAAATGTCCTTCTAGAGAACTTATACTTAATATAACTCAAAGCTCTGCCCATGTCAAATGAATTTCTCATATCTCTGGCAATTTCAATGATCTGCGCCAATGATTGGGGGGAATGATTTATCCCTGTCTCGTGATTTCTAATAATTATATATTTCTCAAGCCAATAATCATTTGAGTATTTTGACTCAAAATCGCTCGTCGACATAGCATGTCTTGAAGTTGTTCTTCTCGTAACACACCCATCATTCCGAGTCACTTGGACAGAATTTTGATTATCTTTGACAAAACTATTGTAGCTCTTAAGGATAAATGTTTTCAACAATGACATATCATAATAAGCAGGTTTCGCATAGAAATAGGAAAAGATGTGCTCTGTGGTTTCAACTATCGAACTAACTTCTTGAGCATAGCCAATCATCTTCTCAGATGACAAATCAGCAACAAGCCTCCATGGTATGTTCTTATCAATTAAGAATCCATGCTTAATTGCCAAGTTTTTGAACCCCTGATAATTCACGCTGTTTATAAATTCTCCCTTTTCTTCGTCTGAGCCATACTTTTCTTCTGCTACTTCCACAGCCAGTCCGGATGACAAAGTGCCAACATATTTACTAGACATCCAGTACTCCCTAGTTAGCGGAAGAGAGATTGAGCGAAGATAAAAATCCATGAATCCATCGATGAAGTCATCTATTGAGAGAATATCTATATCTTTTTTGCGCTTACGCAAGCTTTTCACATAAAGATCAGAGATTCTTTTCTGCAAGTCAGCATGCTCTTTGCGAGCGTTAACATATCCTTTTTTTGGCTTTACATCCGCCAAGAAAGGTGCGCTGCTGTCTAGGTATCCTTGCTTCATTCTTGCTGCATACTCTTTCGAAAACTTACCAAAGGCAATTGCCACAAAATTTAAAGCGCGGATTGAACCTCCGGAAAACGGAACGGACGAAAGATGTCTTCTTACGGGCTCGACAACTTCATAATTCACCATGGTGTCAATCCTGCCATATAAAAGCCGCTCTTGGCGCCAAAAATTATAAGTATTTACAGGCGTAAACCTGGGCGTCGAAGGATCTACCCAATTACCGTCCGCATCAAAAGGATTTATCTCATTGTGAGAAAATGCATCATAAAGCTTTCTTCTGCGAAAAAGCTTTCTTGCACCCATCTTGTTTTTTGCTTCAAATTTTATATCCTTTTTTGGCATCTTTAGTTTCTCCCACTTTTTGTCTAGGTTAGACGCTGACCGGAGTGACTGCTTCATCCGGACAATCTGAAATACTGTCTTCATTCCCGCTGAATCTCCGACACCCATCACCGCTAGTGTCAAACCGAAGTTTTAATTTTGTCTCATATTTGCCTGGCTCTATATAGGAGCTTACTTCCGTAATCAAATTATATCCTCCAAGTCCCATAATATTTGCAAAGGTACCTCTTTGTGATGGGATCCCCAATTTATTGCCCAGCCCGAATGGATTCAGATATACATAACTACCAGGATAAAACAAAGTATTTCCAAACATAGTTACTTCTGCCTCATATACATTTGACAACTGTACAAGTGGATTATATGCTCTCTCTTGCTCCATTCTAGCCTCCCTCAAAGCAGGCGCATCTGTTTTAGAGAAAGATATCTTTTTTAAAATTCCCCTGTCTCTACCAATATGTAAGTGATGAATTCCCCTTGCTGCGTCTTTCTCCTCAGCGACGCCGTCGTCGTCTGATTTTGGATACTCCAAGCCGCCGGGGCCTTGTGTGTACAGAACAACATATTGATATGTATCTTTCAAACGACTATCTTCAACATAATCGAATACGGACTGGAGGCTCTTGTCTGAGTTTAAAAGTGATATCTCATGCATATTTAATCGAGCATTATAATAGTTCTCCCCGCAACCGGAGGCGCCCGACAAGTCGCGGGTTTGTCGTTCAGAAGCATTCGCTGCCTGATAGCCAATTTTTTGTACTACGGGATCGCAGCCAAATTCGTTTGTCCCTTGGGCATACCCAATTCTCACCTGACTTCTTTGCTTCCCCACCCCATAGAAGCACTTATCGCCCAGCGCATCAATAACCAACTCTTTAACAATATCCCTTATAAAATGTACAAAACTATAACTTTCTTTTTGCGGCTTAATCACCTTTCTATGAAAGAAATCTATAAATAGATTTAGCGATATTGGAACATCTGCTAAATTCATTGACATATTTTTTTGAGTATATGCATCTCTATATTCCAGCGGGCCAAGAAGAATTCTAATATTTTCAACTTCCGCTGGGTTAAATGCTGCCAATTTTGCCCTGCGAAGGAGTTCAGGCACATCAGCGCCCGGTACGATGTGTGGGCGGCGCTCGGGATCACTTATTTGATACTTATCCGGTGTGTTGCGCAATATGGCTGTTGCGCAGGTATCAATTAATTCGCCCAGATAGAAAAAGTTCAGCATTCGTATAGGATCACCCTCTGGGGTGGTGCGCCTAGTGAGCGGATCATAATTGTCTTTTATAGTAACATTCTCTAAATTGTCATTAAGTTCAGCACGAGTTATGCTAGCCGCCGGTGCATCCCAGCCGAACCAATCCGACATTTTCTTTTCAAAAGCCGTCGGCGCGGTGGAATCGTTCTCGATGCTTTCGGTTTCTTCAGTACCATTCTGGGGCGCGCTTTCGGGCGCGTCAGGGGGTATACTCGACTCCTCGGGCACGCCCATGACGCCCCTGTCAACGAACAATTGTATGTCTGTCAGCTTAACAGGAAGCTGATATATTACACTGCGTTCCTCTTCCTCTCCAGTCTCAGAGTTTGTGCGCCGCAAGTTATACATATTGTTTGTTGCAGGCTTCTGAAGCCTCGCCAGCATCAAGCGATATGTATCTGCTCTTAATTCATCTTTCTTTTGTATGACTTCTTCTTTAATGTCTGCAATTACCTTTTTATCGCCGTCTGTACAGCTTGTTGATTCTTTTAATTCTTTTATTCTCTCTTCCAAAGCCATCCATTCCTGATGTAGAAGTGCGTGCCTCCAATCTCCAGCTTGTCCATTTACCAAGAGCACATCAGCCTTTGGACTAGATAAGATCCCATCCAATCTCGCCTTGTAGTTGATGGTAAGCGTATAGGTGCCATCTTCTCTAATATCGAACTCATGATCCATCAAGCTTAAAAACATCGATGTTCTGTTGTGTTTAATCGACTTTAACAATTCTGAATCTAAAGTCGATCCAGCAGGCGGTGCCCAGCCGACTTGCACCTGTACCTCATAAAAACTTGAATCATATTCTTGAGCAGTTTTGTAGCCGCTGCAACCCTCTGTATCTCCAGCGTTGTCGTCAATGGTGCCCTCGGTTCCGGCGTCAGCGCGGTTGGGCGCATGAATAAGTAAGTCTAAATATCTATACTTGACAACTTTGCCATCGGAATCATATGCATTCCTCTGCACAATCAATTCATCAAAGCTTTGAAAATACAATACCAATTTCGCATCAATATCATTTCTAATCGTATCTGGGTTGGTTGCAATATATTGCCAATCGAAAGACTTTATTCCAACAGAGCGTCTGCCATCTTGTGTGAAAGCTTTATGATCTGGAGGATTAGCATAAGAGGAAGCGGCTGTTGACGGCGATGGATGATGAGTCAAAAAATCAAACTCTATTTCATTGTCTATTTCACCGTTGTCGGTATAATTTATCTTAAACAAGCGGATTAGCGGCTGGAGTGATGATAGCTCGGCTGGCGTGGCATGCATTATGTCCGTCGTTCCCGGTATCATTGTGAGCTTGCTCATTATCTCTCCGCCATGTCCATTAAGCATGTGAGTTTTATTATATTCAACACGCGGTAAGTTTGTCTCAGTAGGTTGATAATTTGTCGTTGTTGTTGCCATCGATGCTGCGTGGATTATTGCTAAATCAGTCATGTTATACAGCAGATAGCATTGTTCTGCCAATCTCCACCTTGCGGCGTTCTTTGCCGTATCTAAAACTGATTCAGGGGATTGTAATTGTTGGCATTTTTCCTCTTCCTTAGGATCTCCATTGGCTCTGTCCATACAAGCCGCCATTTTGGCTTCCGCGGACTCTGCGTCTTCTTCTACTTTTGCTTCTTCAATCTCGGCTTTGACGGCATCTTCGGCAGCATCGGCAGGATCCTCTCCCACTAGTATGGCGCCAGTCGCATCTATTACGGCGGCCGTTGTGGCTTCAACGACAGTGCCTATGGCTTTTATCGCATCAAATCCCTGCGCTTTTCCATCTTCCTGTAATTGATATTCTGTTTCTATAGAAGCTTGATCGGCTTCGGACAAATCATTGTAATTAATTTGTGTGTGGGAGTCGCCGGTTTCGCCCCAATAAAGCTCGCCCATGTTCATGGAGATCTTGGATTTCCTGATTAGCTCCTGATCAGGAGTCAGCCCGGTATAATACCAAAAATTGCCGCTATCAAATTTCCTCAGCTTATACGGAAAATCTTTATATGTGCCGAATCCGGACATTTAAAACTCCTTAAAAATACTTCATCATCTGAAGAGCGCGCTCCAGAGGTTGAGGTATTATTACGATATCTCCAGACTTAACATGAAAGTCTGTCGGCTTTTGATTATACCAAGCAATTACCCACCACTTTTCAGAGTCACCATAGTGCTCCGCAGCAAGTTTCCAATACCTGTCTCCAAGTTTCCATATATGTCGTATTCTGGTTAGCATTGCCCTCTGCTTCGCCGTTGCATGCTTAAGCCTAGGAGTTTTATACTGTCGAACGAAATTAACATTTCTATCTTGAAAAATTCTTTCGAAAGTTTTGTCTGCATTAATAACGATTCTTCTTCCTGTGTATCTAGATGACATTTAATGGCTCCTTTGTTGGTTGTTTTATGCTAGCTGGTGCTGATGATGCCGACTTGGTCGGCTTGGGCATCCTCTGGCGACACCCAATCTCTTCTTGCCGCGGATCCTTCCTCGAATTCGAGGGCGGAAGCAGCGTCTGCCATGGCTTTGAACGCGGCATCATTTTCGGCACCTTCGGGTGCAGCCATGTAGTCCTGGATGGCGGTATCGAGATCTTCTTTGGCGGTTTCTATGGAGGAAGGCATATAGGGAAAAACTGAGGTTCCCATCCAGGCGCTAGGAGACCACCCGAGCACATGCTCGTGCAAAACATCAAAAGTAAAATCAATATCTATTGTTTTGGGCAAAAGCTCCATTGGCTTATCGAAGAATCCATTATCCAAGTTTGGCGTGTAAGAAAGTCCATTCATCTTTCCCAGAAGGGAGTTGCCGTTGCTGCTTTGGATTAAGTTGACAAACTGAAGCCTTATTAGCGGCGCGCTGTTGAGAGTATAGATCGTTCTGTTCGGCTCATTGGACACTTTGTGATCTTCCTGCGCCGTATAAGCGGGATAAAGCATCCTTGTTAGCTCGGAAACATTTGTTAAATTATCCTTAGCATCGTCATAGTCAAAAGCAGGCACCACAAAGCTAACTTTAATTTGCCGCTTAGTGTTCTGAAAGGTGTATATGTCGTCCATCCTACCATAGACAGTTTCATTTGTCCAATTAGAAGTAAACTGCTCTGAATATCCCGTCAGAAACCCTTTGAAGTAAAGCTTTGCCCCAGACGGAACATGATGGAACATCAAAACATAGCCCTTGTTGTTTCTTAATCCATCCGTAATGTCAACGGCAGCCGGCGCTGTCTGTTCACTAGGATCATCAGAAACTAAGGTGTTAGGTAAGTCCTTAACATATTCCTTGGTGCTGTCATACCAATCGCCTAATTTCTCAGATACTTTTCCCATTGTGGTTTCCCTCTGCTATAAATAGAATGAATATTAAAAATTTTGCTTAACATAAAGCATCTCGACGGTTGTGGGGCTTTATTATTTAGCCTTGCCTTTCTCGAACTCTTCTATTTTATCAAAAATATATGGTCCGAGAGTTCTGTCGTTAATCATCAAGTTGCCCTGAACTACGATATTTCCGGCTGCTGCTGCTGCGCCTCCACCTCCGGAAGTGGCGACGGGGGAAGTGGCGCCCTTAATCGCAGCGACTGCCGCAAAGGCGGGCCCGCCGGCGGCGAACAATGCGGTAAGCACTACTGCACTTGCTTTTGGCACATTTTTCAATTCATTATTTATAGCTGCAAGATCTGTTGCAATCGTTCCCAAGCCAGCGCCAGCCATTGACTCAAAAACATGCGCCATTGCTTCAGCGAATAAAGCAGCAGAAAAAGCAATGAGGGAGAAAATCGCCCCTAGGGCGGCGAGGCCGGCGATTACGATCCAGAATGCCGCTGCTCCACCGCCTGTGGCAACCAAACCAATAAGGGGAGCCAAAGCCAAACTAATTGCCCAGATAGAGAGCGCCATGGCTGCCATGGCGGCAGCGCCTGCCATCAGTTGACTGGGCGACACTAAGCTTAGTGAATAGAAAAGCAGTGCGATACCTCCCGCTGCCATAAGGACACTAAACCCAAGCATAAGCGCTGCCTTTCCCAGTGCGGCGATCACAGGGATGGCTTTGACAAGAACTGGTATCGAGGCTCGCAAAGCAGCAGCCTGCGCAGCTATCGCCCCAGCACTTCCGCTGGTGGCGCTGCCGAAGGCTACTTGTGAGATGGCGGCAAGTTTCATTCCTCCGTAAAGTAACTTAAGCAACATGATAAACCCCGCAACAACAAGAACAAGGTACCGAATGCCGTCGTTGCCAAGAAGCTTTTGAATCCAATCCAGCATGTCTTTAAATCCTCGAACCACTGGGCCCATAGATATGGCAAATTGCATCATCACTTGTTTTATTTCATCCATTACGCTGTTAAAGTCTGTCGACTGTTTTTGCATTTCTTCAAACTGCGCGGCTGTTAAATCCATACCACCACTCATCCCAGCAAAATCTCCTCGCATCAATCTTGCTAGCTCTCCAACATCTTTAAGACCCATGCCTGCTGCAATTGCTTGCTTTTCATAATATGTCATGGAGTCAAAATCTTTGCCGGCATCTGTCAACGCGCCCTGCAACATTTGTAGTCTTTCAATTGGATCAGTTGCGGTAACCATTTCCAAGCTGTTAAGGAAGGGGCCGCCCAATAGTGCGTTCAATTGGCCAACTGATTTCGCGGCGGAGTCAAATCTATCGAATTGTTCAACAATATCCAAAAGGGCAGAAACTTCCATGCCGCTAGCCTTTGCAGCAATTGCCAAATCAGCATATACCTCAACAGCCTTGTCTCCAAATTTTGACAAAGTTCCTTGATTAGACTGGAAATCTGCGGACATCCTCTGTGTTGAAATATGATGCTCTTGTGCCAATTGAAAAAGAGCTATCTGTGTTTTGGATGCAGCAACTCCGTTCATGCCCATTGTTCTTGTCATAAATTCTTGATTTACTCCGGCTTCTTGGGCTGAAACGCCAAATTTATCCAAAATAGCAAGGTTGGTGCCGATCTCTACCCTTTGCACCTTCGTTAATTCAGTAAATTCAGAATATGTCGTCGCCAAATCACCATAAGCATCATACAAGTCCCCGATAAGAATGCCGTCCGAACGAAGGGCGGGCTCAAGGCCTTCAATTTCTCCCCGGAACTCCCTTGCCATGCCAGTTGTCTTATTAAACTCAACAGAGGCGGAATCTGTTGCTTTTGCCAACTCTATAGTGGCTTCTTCCATTCCTCTCAAAATGGAACCAGCGATGTTAACAGGGTTTATTAATTTCTTAATCGATCTGGTGAAGCCTTCTATGCCACCCTGGGCAGCCAAAGAGCCAATTAAAGACTTATCCCACTGATCGTTTATTCCGGTTAAGCCAGTTATGAGGTTGTCAAATTGATCTTCTGCGTTTGCCGCGGCTTTATTGTAATCTTCTTGAGCTTTTTTGGCAGCTTCGAGCTTGTCTGTGTGGTCTTCTAGCGACTTTGTGGCGTTGTTGATCGACTTGGTGATGTTGTCGATATCTTCTTTGCTCTCTTTGTTGAGAATGGAGAGCGCTCGCTGGGATTCAAGCAAGCTGATATTAGCCTTGATCAGCGCTGTCTTTGCTGCCGCTTCCTTTTCGGTACCTTTAGCTAATCTCTCCGTAGCTAGCGCGGCATCTACTGTAGCTTGTGCATCTTTTCTGCGGGATTCTGCTCTACTTTTGCGGTCCTTTGGTGCCATCTAGAAAACCCCCTATCTGAAGGGCCATTTGAGGCTTGTGATTTTCTCAAATGACTTTACAGCCTTATCAAGCAGTGCTCGGTTTTTATATGTTCTGGGATTATCCAAGCCGTAATCTTTAACAGCCTGAGCATATCGCTTTTCTCTGCCCAGTGTCTTTGCAAAAGATCTAACATCTCTTTCTGAGCCTTTGACAGTGATATCTGGACCGAAAGAAATATTAAACATGCGCCCCAGAAGAATCTTAATCCAAGATCCGAAAATATCGAAATATCCCTCATTAAGGTGCCCGCTCTTAAGTTCGTCAAGGTCGATTACAATTGAATTTATCTTGTCTTCGTTGATCGTTTCCATGTATGGCCTCCCTGTTCATTAAATAATTAGTATTCAATAGAAAAGAAAGCTGAAAGCATTTCTACTTTCAGCCTTTTCTTGGGCCAATGCCTGGACCTTCTCCGACATTGTATGTCCTCTTGTTGCCCTTGTTCGCTTTTTCCATCTGCTCTTTTTCTTTGGTAAGCTGTTCTGCCAAGCGGGTCAAAAACCATCGTCTCATCACAACGGGCAAATTATAGGCTTCTACAAAGCTCCAGCCACCATGATACTTCAGTAAAAAGAATTCTTCGTATACTGAAGCTATATAATCATCGGTTAGGCCAAAAAAAGCCGGCGGTAAACGGTACCGCCACCTCCTGCTCAAACTCACAAGAGTTACAAGGGAATATTTGTTTCATATTCACATTGGGAACCACTAGATCATACGCTGTTCGAAGATAACGAGAATCCCTAGCTGGCATGTGCTCGATGAAAGATATAACTTTCTTATCTGAAGTGTCGCCATTGACAGAGACGATTATTGCTCTAATTTGATCCGTCAAAGACGATTCTGGCAATTTTTTCTTCTTTTTGTTCTCTGCTAGCTTAACCAAATAGTTTTCATCTTTGCTCTTGAGAAGCTTAACCTCTACTTCTACTTTGCTTATAGGGAGAGATACTAAAAACCTATCATTATGAAGTGCTTTAATGTTGTAATCTTCCCATTTGGCACCATCAGTATTTTTAATTTTTGACAAATCAAATGTATGCTCAATTGACGACATGCACGATGGACAAGTAATCCTTGCATCGTAATCTTCGCCATATCCCGTAATTCGGGCGGCAACCAATACTGCATTTTTATCGCCGATATAAAGATCGTTAGTGTTAATCGACTTATCAACAATGATGTTCTGCAACAATCTGTCGATGGCGACTCCCTTTTTAAGGAGAGATTTCGAAGATAAAATATCCTCGTCTTTGGCAGTCATATAGCGTATTTCTATATGCTCTTTGCCATGAAGGGGATGCCCTTCGGGATAAAAACGACCGCCGGTTGGCAAATCAACGAATTCCGTTGGTGTCGTAAAAGAAAAAGTCGACTCTGAGTTCTCGCCGGCGGTTTCGGGAATCGGGATCCCTGCATCGCTCTGGCGAGCGCCGAGACGCTCCTGATTATTTCTACTCATCTGTACCTCTAGGTTTTATAAATTTTTAAGAGCTTGTGCCCATTTTAAAGAAATCATTCTGTGGGGCGCCTGCGACTGCCACCTCAGCATTGGCTGCCGTTACGCAATCAGCCCAATCATATCTGAACTTAAGCTCTATTTCAATCAAATCGTCGCCAGAATAATCAAGTGTTCCAAACTTTGCATCCTTAATCCATGCGCCGTTTAGTGTCCAAGTCTCAATTGCATTTCCAGCATGATCAATCATTTGGACGACAACGCCGCCAAGAGAAGCAATTGATGCTGCTTTAGACATGGTTGTAGTCTCAGTGAAATTTGAAGGAGGCTTATACCCTGAAGCCTGAACAATTGCCAGTGTATTCGCCACTGCGTCTGGGCTGACTGGATCAACAAGCGTTACTCCAACTTCCTGCCACTCAACTCTGCCGGGATAATAAAAAGTATGGTTCAGGTAGTTATGTTTTGCTTCTGTCACTGCAAAAGCAGGCTTATCTACCTTCTTGGCGTACCAAGTCGCTCCTTCTGGATAGTTACCAATAACTACCAAAAATCTATATTGTCTCTTCGGGTCCTGTCCGGTTGAATCAGTCCAAAATGCCATAGCTTGTTTTCTCCTAATTTCTCATAGTATATAGTAAAGCTGGTATTAAAATACCCTTGTTTTTTTTCTCAATCGTCAAATGAAGCCCCTGTTCTTGATATGACAAAGTCGATAGCAATGAATTCGATAGCTCTTGCAGGCTTCAAGAAAATCTTAGCATACAAAATATTTCTATCAATTAAATCATCAGTCGTCGTTGTTTCGTCAAGCAGAACTTTAAATTCTGTCAAGCCAAGCCTAGTTTGAACACTGGAAAGGAACGGCTCAACTTTATTCTTAAACCTAGTCCAAGTAGCTTGGACATTTTGATCAAACAAAATCGTTGCAGCCATGCGAGAAACTTCCTTCTTCAGATATATCATCAAGCGACGGACATTGATTCTATCCAGCGCTGATGGAGTGACTTGTAAAGTCTTTTGTCCGAAGACAACAATGCCTTCAGTGGGGAATGTCGCAATTGGGTTAATATTAGCTGTGTAAAGCTTGTCGCGATCTTTCCTCACGACTCTCTCTGTCACTTTTACGGCTTGCAAGCCTCCTGCTCCATCTGTCAGTCCACCCCTAGTAAATCCGGCAGGTGCGAACCAAAGCTCAGACTTAGCCTCTGAGGAAGCATAAGTTCCAAGAGCCACAACCGAAGGTGGTGTCCAAACAAGCTTGGAGGTATTCGGATCTCTAATCTGAACCCAAGGATAATAAGCTGCTGCATAACTTGAATTAATGTCACGGCTTCTCAGCGAAGAGATTGCCGAAGACACTGAGCCAACATTGCTTTGGAATGAATTCGTATTCTCGGTGAACGGAGTATAAACATCTTCAATGTCAATGACTGCCATGGCATCTGCCCGTGCTTCGCAGGTTTCAATGAGATGTTTGGTAAGGTTCTTAGCAGTCAAGCCGGGAACAGCCATCATATTCATTTCAACAAACTCTGGATCGGCGCATGTGTCAATTGCTCGTTTAACAGTATTATAAGCGTAATTGGTGTACTGTGTGTCCGTAGAAGAGATACGCGCATTGGCAAGAGGCTCGGCTTCGTAGACATCCCAGCCATCAAAGCCTCCATAAAGCGGAGTAGTGAAACGGTCGTAACCTTCAGTAAGAATCTGTTTGTAAGAAGAACTCAAAGCTGTCAAGGAATCACCATCCCTTCGCGATCCAGAACGGAAGTATGCGGACTTCGCAATTGAATAAAGGGATCCGTCGTAGTTAACAGTCTTCACATCATCAAGTGAGAATACCCAAGAATAAGCCCTATCTGTTGGAGGGCCAGTTATAGTGTCGACTTGTCCGTACCCTGCCGGCAATCTCCGGAGATAATCGCCATAGCCTGTATCAAAAGACACATCGGTATGCGTTACTCCCGTCTGAAGTCCGAAGTAGGCATTTTTTGGATTACCAATGCCGCCATCGGAAGCCGAAATTCTAAACAAAGTTCTAGGGAACTCATAGGATGCTGTATAACGATACTGGCCTGCTGAACCGGCGCCGGTTGTGCCGTCGCTTTTAACCTGTGCTTCTCCAAAGGTAATGCTTGTGAGGCCATCGCGGTCGTAATTACTGGCAATAAGATCTTTGTCAACGGTAACGAATGTGCCGATGAGATCGGCGCCGCCAACAAAGTCTGTTTTAGCCATGCCTGTGGCGCCAAGTTCTGTTATTGTAATTGTCGTATTGCCTGTCCTGCCGCCGGTTGCTTGTGTTACAGTAACAACATTGGCGCTATTAGTTGCAGTAAAGTAGTTACTATAATTTATGGCTGTCGCAATTGTACTTGCCTGAGCCGTTGCTTGAAGAGCATCAGCCATGCTCGATGCATAAGTAGCGCCTTCGACATTCCCGTCTGTTGCTGCGGAAGTTGTTGTCCCCCCTACTCCATTTAGTGTACAAGTGATTGTTGTTCCGTCAGTAGACACTAGAGTGATAACATCGCCGGCGCCGATGTTATCAACCGTACCTACAGCAATAGTAATTGTTGCTTCGGATTTTCCATCTGCGGGAGTTCTGCGTACGCAGTCATCATCATTAGCATGTTTCTCGATTTTCAGGAATGGTGTCCCAGTGGCGCCGTCGCCGCCGTCACAGGATCGGACGCGCCAACTAAACGGCCGGATTGGGCCGAAGACACCGAATGGCAAAACTTCTGGATCTGCTGTTCCATTTTCAACAGAAGGATTCATCTCAATACGAATGAAACTAGATTGATTATTATATTGCCCATACTCGCGAAGCCTGTTTGTACTATAATCAAATGACATATACTTGTCGCCAATCTTTGCCGCAACATAGTCCGCGGAAGCAGGATTTAAATTGCAATTGGTGTACTGTTCTAAGATGACTGGAACATTATCGGAATCCGAAGCTCTCCGCAGTTGTACTGTAAAAGTTCCATATGGATTAGAAAGGCTCGTAGATGCTTTAATATCTGCGATAGAAATCTTAATATTGTTTTGGAGCCACTCGCCAGCATCGATACCATGGAACTTAAATACCTTGGTCATACGCTCCGCGGCGTAGTCAGCATTGTTGGTGCTCAAATCCTGTGAGAAGAACCAACCAGATTCAGGGTTTTTGAATCCCTCTAGGTGATCTTCGTATCCAACAACAGCCGAGCCGGAACCATGAGCATCGTCATTGATTGTTCCGGAGTGGATTGGCAGAATCACACCATAAGAATCGCCGGACGAGCCAACGACATTAAACAAATTGCTCTCATATGTCTCGCCAAGCCAATATTTGCCTTTGCCCTCTTTCACAGTTGTCGAATCAACAACACTGGTATTGGTTATAATTGGGTCGGTATTGAAAACTTTGCGGATATAGTTATCAGAAGTTCTATCGAAATTGAATTTTGTCGTGTAAAGCGGACTATAAGTACCGTTCAAAATTTGCGCTTGGAAAGTATAGCTTGAATCTTCAGAATGAATCATAACGGCGTTGCCAGTTATAGCAGTTACAGCCGACTGCAACTGGTTTGATGTCTGCTTGCCTTTAAGAACCACCGCTCCTTCTCGGATATACCAAATAGCCGCAAGAGAGCCTGTTCCCAAAGATGATCCCGCAATATTTTGCATATCAGAGCCCGATGGAATAATCCAAAGACCATATGCGCCACCGTTGACATTTGTGCCAGCCATATCGGCGTCGGTGCTAGCACCTATAGCGCTGACTGCCGTGCTCGGTGTGCCCGGCTTAGTCGTTGTCCACCCAGCACTGCCGAGCACCGTACCATCATTCTGATCATGTTCGTCGCCGAGAAGGCGCATAATGTTTACAGGCGCTTCACCAGCGTTCAACCAAGCAAACGCAGCATAAGCAGCATAAGTCGGGCCAGTCTTATTGCCTTCGCGCCAGACATCACCAGACGAGGCGCCAGGAATTGGATTGCCAAATGTTTCAACAAATTCAGCCAACGAGCGGATTTTATGCGGACGCATTGCAGGGCCCTGAGCAAAGCGCCCGATAATTGTTGGACCCATAGCATCCGGCAGCCTAGGTATATGGGAATTATCTATTTCACGAAGAAATATCCCCGGCGATACAAATCTAAATTTTCTAGCGATTGATGATGACATACATGACTCTCCTGTTATTTTTCTTAATCGTCAAATGAGGCGCCTGTTCTTGTTATGACAAAATCAATCGCGATGAACTCAATTGCCCTTGCAGGCTTCAAGAAAATCTTAGCATACAAAATATTTCTGTCAATCAAGTCAGCAGTTGTTGTTGTTTCATCAAGAACAACTTTAAATTCTGTCAAACCAAGTCTAGTTTGTACGCTAGCGAGAAATGGCTCAACTTTATTCTTGAACCTAGTCCAAGTAGCTTGGACATTCTGATCAAATAGAATAGTTGCTGCCATTCTGGAGACTTCCTTCTTCAAGTAAATCATCAAACGACGGACATTGATTCTGTCAAGAGCCGATGGCGTTACCTGAAGAGTTTTTTGCCCAAACACGACGATTCCTTCTGCCGGAAATGCTGCAATTGGATTAATGTTGGCGGTATATAGACTATCACGATCACTTCTCACGACTCTCTCTGTCACATTGACAACTGGAATTCCTCCGGCGCCTGTGGTGAGGCCGCCGCGGGTGAACCCAGCAGGAGCGAACCAAAGCTCAGACTTAGCCTCCGAAGAAGCGTATGTTCCAAGCGCGGCGACAGAGGGGGGTGTCCAAACAAGTTTCGAAGTACTCGGATCTCTAATCTGAACCCAAGGATAATAGGCTGCCGCGTAGCTAGAGTTGATGTCTCTGGATCTTAGGGAGCTAATTGCGGAAGCTACAGTGCCAACATTGCTTTGGAACGAATTGGTGTTCTCTGTGAATGGCGTATAGACATCTTCGATATCGATAACAGCCATGGCATCAGCGCGTGCCTCACATGTGTCGACAAGATGCTTGGTAAGGTTCTTAGCAGTTAAGCCAGGGACAGCCATCAAGTTAGTTTCGACAAATTCTGGATCGGAGCAAGTATCAATGGCGCGCTTGACAGTGTTATAGGCATAGTTTGTATATTGCGTATCAGTAGAAGAGATGCGTGCGTTAGCTAGCGGCTCGGCTTCATAGACATCCCAGCCATCAAATCCGCCGTATAGAGGCGATGTAAATCTGTCGTAACCCTCATCCAAAATTTGCTTGTAGGAAGAACTCATGGCAGTCAAAGAATCGCCATCTCTTCTTGAGCCTGACTTGAAGAATGCGGACTTGGAAATGTCTCCATCAATAGTCGTTCTCACATCATCAAGAGAAAATACCCAAGAGTATTCCCTGTCAGAGCCTGGGCCGGTGATTGTGTCAGTCTGAGCATATCCAGCAGGTAAACGCCGGATGTAATCGACATAACCGGGGTCAAAGGTTACATCAGTATGAGTCTTGCCGGTTTGCAAGCCGAAGTAAGCATCTTTTGGATCACCGATGCCACCGTCTGATGCTGAGATTCTGAAAAGAGTCCTTGGAAACTCATAGGATGCTGTATATCGATACTGGCCGGCAGATAACGCGCCGGTTGTGCCGTCGCTGTAAACCTGTCCTTCCCCAAAGGTAATGTTGGTAAGGCCAGAAGGATCATGCTGCGAGGCGCACAGTTTCTTGGTTTCATCTGAAAGAGTTACAAATGTGCCTCCTCTGCCGGTAGAATAGGTGTCAGCCAGGCGAACCTTCCGGGCTGTGTAGCCGACGCCGGCAAAGGTTACCGGATTAAACATAACTGTTCCGCCGGTACCATCATCGCCATCATTTGATCTTACCATCCAACTGGTTGGACGAATGGGGCCGAAGACACCGAACGGAAGAACCTCTGTGTCGGCTGTGCCATTATCAACAGACGGGTTCATCTCAATGCGAACGAAACGAGATTGGTTGGCATAATGTCCATATTCTCTAAGACGATTGGTGCTATAATCAAATGACATATACACATCACCGATCTTCGCTGCAACATAGTCAGCAGAAGCAGGGTTCAGGCTACAATTTGTGAATTGCTCAAGAATAACTGGTACATTGTCGGAATCCGAAGCTCGTCGGATCTGAACAGTAAATGTACCATATGGGTTTGATAAGTTGGTTGCTGCCTTGATGTCAGCAATAGAAATCTTAATATTGTTTTGGATCCACTCTCCGGAGTCAATGCCGTGAAACTTGAACAGCTTCGTCATGCGCTCTGCTGCATAATCAGCATTGTTGGTGCTCAAATCCTGCGAGAAGAACCAACCGGATTCAGGGTTTTGGAATCCTTCTAAATGATCTTCATATCCAACGGTGACGGCACTCCCAGATGCATACTGTCCGGCAGAGCTAGAATTCATAGGCATAATTACACCATAAGAATCTCCGGAGGCGCCGAGAATATTGAAAAGATTGCTTTCAAATGTCTCGCCAAGCCAATACTTGCCCTTGCCTTCTTTAACTGTAGTAGAGTCGACGACGCTAGTGTTTGTAAGAATGGGATCGGTGTTGAATACTTTACGAATATAGTTTTCTGAATTTCTATCGAAGTTGAATTTTGTTGTATAGAGTGCGTTGAATGATGTATCAAGTATCTGTGCCTGATATGTATAACTGCTATCTTCGGAATGAATCATAACGGCGTTGCCAGTTATGGCAGTTACAGCCGACTGCAACTGGTTTGATGTCTGTTTGCCCTTAAGCACAACAGCGCCTTCGCGTACATACCAAATAGCCGCAAGAGAGCCTGTTCCCAAAGATGTTCCTTTCACATTTTGCATATCAGAACTCGATGGGATAAGCCAAAGACCGTAGGCGCCGCCGTTGTTGGCTAATGCTGCTGCTGGATTTACCGCGGTTGATGTTGTTGAAGGACTAGTTGTTGTCCATCCTGCGCTAGCTAGAACCGTACCATCATTCTGATCGTGCTCGTCACCAAGAAGACGGAAGATGTTTGCAGGCGCTACGCCGGCGTTCAACCAAGCAAATGCGGCATATGCGGCATAGGTTGGGCCCGTTTTGTTGCCCTCTCTCCAGACATCGCCGGAAGAGGCGCCGGGAACAGGATTTCCAAATGTTTCAACAAACTCTGCTAACGAGCGAACCTTGTGGGGGCGCATTGCAGGGCCCTGCGGGTAACGACCAATGATTGTTGGACCCATGGCATCAGGTAGTCTAGGAAGCTGTGAGTTGTCAACTTCTCTAAGGAATATGCCCGGCGATACAAATCTAAACTTTCTAGCTATTGATGATGACATTTAATATAGTGCTCCTGTTCTCTTTTCTATGCATGATATATCTTTAAATACTGCTATTATAAATAGTATTTCATTATGTGAAAGCCCATTTACTCTTTATAAAAAGACTTGATGCCGCGTTTTGGATTATGGGAAGGTATGTCGCCCACTATCACTCTTTCTCTGGGCATGCGGATTTGAACTGCATTTTCTCTTATGGCTATTTTAGGTCTTTCCTCATTAACTCCAGCCCCCAAAAGATAACCAAGAATCTTAAATTCTATCTTGGTTTCATATGAGCGCTCATCTTCTCCCATGTCTGTCAGGTTATTGCTCTGAGAAAAATCATCTTGCACAAAGCCTTCAAATCTATGACCTTCGTTCTGAATAAAAAAGTTATTGATTTGGCCAGTTCTGGTTATAAAAGGTGTTAATATTTCGTTTATTTGCTGCTGATACTCTGCTCTTATCACAACTTCGTACATAACTGAGATATAAGTTGGCATGGGCATGGTAATTGTTTCATAGACAACTTTTCCCGGATTTGTAAATGGAAAGTTTTGCTGACCATGTCCTGTAGTGGCAGAACCAAGTGTACCAAACTTTCTTCTTGAGTCAGCATTAACAAAATTAGAAGTCTTGTCTTGGTTGATTCTTCTTGCAACAGTCAGGGAGCCTCCCCTAGATCCTCTTAGTCCGTCATTCATGTTCGGAATGTGTGCCCAGGCAACCCCCTTAAAGCTAGGATCCTTTTTAATAGACGCCCTGTTGACTGTTAAGAGCGGCAACTTAAGGACTCCTTTGGAATCCCGTATGTCTTTATCTTGTTTGATCTGAAATGCTCGTTCAGCGGACACCCATATAATAGGAACTTTTTTGAAGCCTTTGTTGGTGACGCTTGAGGGACTAACAGTTTCATCCATCCAGTTATAGAAAGCCTGATCGATAGTTTCAATAGTTGATGGCATGAAAGAAATCTCGCGGAGTTTTCCATCCGCATCCCTAACTTCTGTATATCCCCTGTCATAAATCTTACTTGGCATCGAACAACCCCTCGCGAGCGCGGACACATTTGGCAACTATTTCTATTTTATGATCTACTTGTCCAAATATCTGCTTTGGCTCATCTAAAGTAACTATCTCATAATATATATCACCGTATAGGACGAAATCACCCTCCCTGACAAACAAATCTTGATCTTCTGTCAGTCTCCTCTTGTGAAAGTGGACGCTAATTGTTGCTTCCTTGTCCAATCCTATGCTTGAATTAAATTTCGTCTTGATTCCTTCATAGTCCACCAAAGCATATACTCGAATGGGCGGCATAAAAGTTTTAACTATAGCCTCCCCATAAAGCTGGTGGTAGTTTGTCCTCTGCAAGTCCAATGGATAATAGATTATTTGTTGACCTATTACTCTCTCGATAAGCTCATCGTTAACCTGCTTAACAAGATCTCTTTCTTTCTTTCCCAAAAACAAAGGAGGCGGAGGCTGCGCTGGTTGTTTCCATTTATTTTCATTATCCGACATTCAATTACCCCTGATAAATTAACAATGGAACTTCTTTTTGCACCGTTTTTGTAGCAGTAACCATAGCTGCATCTTGTTCTGCGAGAGCTTTATATGTCATCTCATCGAGGACTGCCTTTAGCTCCTCCTTGAGAGACGACTGCTCCTCTTTTGCCTGTGAAAGCAGATCGCTGGCATTTAATGTAACTGTCTCTCCTGGAATGGGTATGGTGGCAAACTTACCTCTTACTTGTCCCAAAACTTCTTTAGTCAAAGCAAGAGAATATCGTCGAATCCACTGCTTACCTATGGAGTTAATATATTTATAAGGAATATTTGGAAAAGGCAAAGTGTTCACATTGTTAATGCCATCGATGCCAACCTTTCTATCTGAATCTTCTTCCCAACCATCGCGGTGCATAGTAAATGTCACCCAGAATTTCGACGGAAAATCGTTTGATTGAGGAGTTGGAAAAATTCTTAAATTATTATTATCAATCTCGTAAGAGTAATGCGACAGCCTCGTATATAAGTGATCCTCAAATGCCATGGCTTGCAATTTATTATGCCAAGCAGGAATTAATTCAAATGTTGTATCATCTGCGAATTGCCCATAATAGTTTAGATTACCAACGACATTAAGCCCACCATAATAGCCATAAAATCTCCACACAGATGCTGGGGTTTTGTAGAACACTCTTCGTATTCTAAATTTACGGTTCATTCTATCCTGTTGGCTTAAAGTTAAAGCATTGCCTGATTTCTCAAGGCTGCCGGTGCCATAGGGATTCGAATCGTTGGTTGAGGATGCAGATATGAGAGATTGTAGATCATAATCTTGTTGTCCAGCGACGACTGAAAAAGAAGCAGAATACTCAGTTAAGTGCCCTCCTACGCCGGCTTCAGCAGCGAAACCATCTGCAATCCTCTGAGCATAAGAAAATTGATATCTTGGATATGCCAAGTTTGGCGCCACCCCTGGTGGGTTTCCTCCAATCATCTCACCATCATGATCAAAAGTTCCTGTCGTCATCCCGAGAAGATCGGAAAGAACATTCTTAGCCTGATGGATATTAATTTGATATGAATATTCTAACACCGCTTCTTCATAAGAAGCGTATATATTTCCAGCAGTAAGCTCAATATCAAGAATATCGCCCCCTAACTTCTTGTAGGTGAAGGCAACTTGATCTGCCGCTCCTTGAGCAAAATTTGCATCATAAAGATCAGAATCAACATCGACATAAAGGCCGAACGGATAATGTGATGGGTTTGATGCGCCGTTTCCAGATGTAGCAACGCTTCCCGTTGAAGCCAAAACTGTGGCGCTTGTTGTGGAAGAGGGGGATAGTATTGGTTTAGCCATTCATTTCTCCTTATGCGCTTGCCACGAATACTTCTAAATCGCACGAAGCTGTATCTGCCTGTGCTGTGATGTCGACTAAATCTTCAAAAGTAACAGTTGTTAATGCACTTGCTGATGCATCCATCGTATCGACGACGCCACCAGACAAATCGCCATTATATATAAATGATTGACCTTTGTCTAGTTTTACAGCAAATTCTGCGGATCCTTCACTTTTGAATAATAGCGTAATATGATTAGTATCATCTAGATTTGTTATTCTTATATATCTTGTGGTGTCCTCATCAAATTGACCGGCGACATAGCTTTTTGCCAAGTCAGTAGAGGGAGCAGTTGCAAAGCCAAGAAGTCCTGTTTCCGTTGTTGTTATGGTAACTATTCTTTTTACAACTTCATTTATGCTGCTAATGCTTAGTGTATTTTTTGAACCCTGATCTCTGCCATTCAGAATGATCTGCTCAGTTAGCGTTACCTTTAGTGTGCCTGCTGTAATTGTACTTGCCATTCATTAGTTCTCCTATTCACAAGTAAATAGTCTCCCATAGGACAAAACCCCCAGACTATGACTGGTTAGCAAGCTTGATTTTTTAATCTAAGCCATTCATTGTCAGTATAGCAACTAATCCCGGCAAGTCTTCTTTTACATACACACCAGCAAACAGTGTCTCTGTTCTTCCGCCGACATATGATATCGCCGCATCTAGGTGTTTACTGATATCCGGATCGCTTGCCATCTCTTCTGTCACAACCAAGAGCATAGAGCCAGTAGATGGCTTGCCTTTAGGAAGAGGGCAGGGTGATCTTTTCAAACAGTTCTGAAAGATTGTTGCGCCCAAGTTTGGATCTTTTGGGTCTGCAACGATAGTAGAGCCGATGAACATTCTCTTCTTTGTATTCAAACACCTCTCCAAGTCCTTTGAGTCAAACGACTGAATGGATGATTGTTCTGAAGATAGTTTAAGGACTTGCCCCATCAGCTTGGCAAACGCCGTATTAGCGAACGGGAACATGCCTAGCATGCCCACCTTGCCTCTAAGCAGCTTCACCTGTCTCTCGTTGTCTAGAATGATGTGAGCATGCTCAGAAACATCCTCCAAGAGAGAAGCGGCGTTCTTGCTAATAGTTGAGTTTAAAGCCTCCTGAGCGGACGGCTGTGAGACAACATATACAATAGAGCCTCCAGCGCTGACTGACTTCAAATAACGCTCAAAAACACCGTGTAAGGATGCCGCAGCACTACCAGTGCCACCACCTCCGCCGGCGAGTACGAATAGCCAGTCAACATTCCCGAGTTTTGTTCTCAGAGCGTCTTCGACGACTGCTCCGTTGTCTGCGAATATTGTTTTACCAAGATTCACATCTTTTCCGATTCCATCTGCATCTGGGATCAACACGACATGCTTCTCGTCTACACCCTCTGGGATGTCCTTGGCTGTGGTGTTTACAAGTAAAGTTTTGTTGAAGCCGATGTCAAGAAATGCTTTTGCCATCTTGCCTCCGCCTCCGCCGATGCCGATGACGGCACAGTTTAGGGAGGAGATAACTTCATTTTCATCAAGCTGCTCTTCTCCTTTTACTTCCTCGCTATCACCATAATGTTCTATGAAATCGAAATCACTCATTTCTTCTTCCTCGTTGTTTTTTTTACTGTAGTCTTTTTTGTTCTTGACTTTGCTTTTGTCTTTGGAGCAGCCTTCTTTTTAGGAGCGGGCTTTGGCTTTTCTAGCTTTACAACCTTTGGCTCTTCTATGATTTCTGGCTTTTGCTCTATAGTCTCAATGACAGTTTCGCTAGGTTCTTCTTTTTCTTGCTCATGTACGGCAACCATTCCAGCATACTTTGGATGCGTCCTTAGTTTAGCAAACTTTGGATTTTTCAACACTCTTCTTTTCTTACCCACAATACCTCCAGTGGTTTGTAGTAAATAGTTTCGAAAAAAAGAAACCCCCAACCGAATGGAAGGGGGTTTTGTTTGGCTAGCGTTTAGCTATTATGCTTCGTCTGCCCAAGTGCCACCTAACTCAAGAATCGTCCAGCCAACGGCAGATCCGTAAGTAAGCTTAACAAAGTCTCCCTTCTTGGCTGTCGCTGCCGTATTAACAATATCCTTGTCGTCTACGCCGGCGGCGCCGTCTGAACTGTAGAGGAACTTATCGTCCCCATTTGGCGAAACGGTCATCAGCGTGCCGTCTGCGCAGCCATTGATAAGCCAAAAGGAAACTCCTTCTGCTACTGCCGGCAATGTAAGCGTAGCAGTCGATGTAATGACAACGGGATGAAACCCATGTGTTGCTGCTGTCAAAGTCGTATCTCCAGTAATCGTAACTGCATTTGACAACCTGCTCGGTCCGTCAGGATAACTGAGGCCGTTCAGTAATTGTTCAACTCTCGCGAGCCCTATTCTTTTTGTTCCCATGTTAAAAACCCTCCATTTATAATCGTGTCACCGCTGAATTGCGGCCGTGCCTTCAAGCACGCAATAACTTGGTATGAACCTTTATGGTTCAATTATAAATAGTACCTCGACAGGCAATTCTTCCGCTAAACAAATAAAAAACCCGCCCTCCGAAGAGAGCGGGTTAGCTTGCAATATGAGCAATCTGTTTTATGATACGCTATTAAGCCCCAAGACTGCTGGCATCAAACTAGAACCAGAGAGGGTAACATATTTATGAACAAGATAATATCCTGCAATGCCTGATAGGTTTGCATTAGCCTTTTGTGTAGCACTAGCTGTAAAGTACTGCAACTCAACCATGCTCGAAGCACTAAGAGTAAGCTGCTGTTTTCTTGAGCTTAAGCCATAAAGAAATGCCGTTGTTTTTACGCCGGTAGATGTCGGAGAACACGAAGCAGATAGATTAAAAGGCGATGTGTTGGCAGAGACTCCAAGATTAGGGCCGGCATTGACAATAGTAAGGTACGCGCCATGGCGTGCTGGTGTAGGGAAAAACGGTGTCGCAATGCTACATGTAACATTTGCATCGTTTGTGGAAGCAAAAAAGAAATTATGTGCGCTAGCACTCAGAACAAAGTCTTGCCCAACATTGCCATGATCAAAGATACATGGACCCCGTTGCCATTGACATCTGGCGCCGCCCATGCCGGCAAAAGAGGCTACAGAACCCGAGTCGGTATAGGTTGCTCCTGAGCCAGAAATTTCGCTGGATCCATCAGATCCTGATACAATTACAGCCATTATTCATTTCCTCCTTCAATTTCTTCTTCAATTTCTTCCAAGACAAATTTATATAATTTACCTGTCTTGTTATTGCGAATGCTTAAATACTCAAGTTCCTCGACTAGAGTGTAAGAGCCTCTATCATTTTCTAAATGGAGATCTCCAGTATACACATTACGCCACCTGTTAGCCGCGCCACCCAGATCATGAACATTGTCTGCTGGAGGGAATGCGTTCGTTTTCTCGCCGGCTATCATGGCTTGTAGTCTTCCGAGACTCATTCTTTTACCCATTTTAAATTCTCCCTATGCTTAAAAGCTTCATCTATATATAGTGTCCTACTGGTGATATCTACTATCCTTCAAAAAAAAACAAATAAAAAACCCGCCCTCCGAAGAGAGCGGGTTAGGTTTGTTTGTCAACCTCTATGGATTAGCTAGTTGCGCCAGCTTCGCCAACGAGACCGCGGACAATAACGAGTCCATACATATCGCCACGCACCATCTTCTTAGCGTAGCGAGTCATCACGCCCTTGCGGGGCACGAAGTCTTCGATACCAAAGATGGTAGGAGTGACTTGCAGTGGCACATACGGAGCGTAGACATATCCACTTTCGAGGAAGCTACCGCCCTTACGGCCTGCGAGAATCACATTACGCGGGAAGTAAGGATCGACATAGACATCGAACTTCTTCGAGAGAGAGCCAGTCTTGACAGCACCAATTGAGCCCGTATCGGAATCAACAGTGACAGACGCACGGAAGCCAGCGGTGAACTCAAGGACAGAAGCAACTTCTGGTGAACAAATCACGAAGTTGGCGCCGCCACGGAGAGTCTTACGATGGATTCTAGCAGACAGATCATTGATGGTTTCAATGAGAGTCTCGTACCATTCACTCACAGTACCAGTGAAGTCAGGAGCAGCCGAAGATGCACCGATTTCAGCACCAGTCTCGCGGTTCACGAAGAGACCGGGAGAGCGTGACCAGTAGAGTGTACCAGCAGTTGCACCTTGAATAAGATCTGAAAGGATCTCGCGATCAATCTCTAGAGCAATTTGCTCAGAGAGAATTGAAGTAAGCTCAACCTCTGCATCCAAGTTGTGGTATGCATTAAGGTCTTGGCCCAATTCAGGTGTCCACTTGGCTTTCAACTTACGAGTGATAGCGGTAACAGCAATACTATCCACCTTGATGTCAATCTCAGGGATGGTATTTTCGTTCTCTAAGCCCCACTCGCTGGTAGCCACGACTGCGCCGACAGCGTTTTGTGCGCCGTCATCGGCAGTTGCCGTTCCACCGAAGTTATCGATCAGTGGGAAGTGAAGGGTTGGAACATTCTGAAAGTGACCGGAAGTTGCCTGACCAGAAACATTGGGAATGGCAGCATCTGCACCGACAAAAGTCATATACAGGTGAGTCTCTTCGCCGCCCCAAGTAGCCTCAGATGGGTGGAGAGTAGAGGAACCAAGAGCATTCAGACGACGAACTTGAGTAATGTCATCCGCAAGGCTCTCAGTGTCATTCATGCTCATAGAAACGGCAGTTAGCATATCCTTGTTCAACTTAAGAGCAGTAAGCTCAACATTGGTTAAGGCAACCCGATATGTGATTGCTTCATAGCCATCACCCAAGCCCAGCACATCTGGATCATAACGAAGAAGCTTCTTCTGAACCTCTGAGGGAGCGTTAAGATCGATCTGCGCAGCCGTTGTTGCATTAGCAGGAGCATATGCATCCAACTCGTTGACATTGCCTAGAACGCTGGAGCCAGTCGGTGCTGAGTATCCAGAAGCAAGGTTATAGAACCCAGTGTCCAAGGACGCATTGTGACCAATAGTGCCTTTGGCACCCTCATAGCCCAAGTTCACACCACCGGTGATCGCTTGACCAATCTTTCCACCGCCATATACGGAATCGCCGGGTTCGTTTACATTAACGCCCTTTTGATTGTGAGTGAAGTCAAGGAAGAAGATGAGGCCCGAGGGCAAACTCATCGGCTGAACCGAGACGACATCATTGGCCAAAAGGCCACCGAATACACGACGGACGAGCGGGAAAGCGACGGAAGCAAATCCTTCGACATTTCCACCTGCCATTGTGGAAGCCTCTTTAAGAAGCTGTGATGCTTGGTTTTCGAGGAGTCGTGCCATGCCTTGACGGCTGGAGTCTCCCTCCAGTCCTTCAAGAAGGCCTGTTCTTTCCCATTTTTCTAGAAGGGCGTCGCCTTCTTTTCGGAGATCGCGGGAGACGATTCCTTCAGTAAGTTTATTTAAAACTGACATTTTATAATACCTCCTATAGTATTTTTATTTTTTGATTCCTGCCAATGTTTGGAAGCGATTCCTCACAACGCTGTCGCGTGGTGAACTCCCCCCTCTTCGCCTTGACATGGTTAGTGAAGGTTTTCTGATTGCTTCGTTCAGTGATTTCGGAGTTGACTTTTGCGACTCACCCACTGCACTTTGAAGTGTCTCATAAATTACCTTCGCCTCTTCTACGGAATCGGATTGCTGGATAGATTCGGCAATTCTATTTTTTTGCCGCTCATTCAAGGAGGTACTATTCAAAGTACGATTCGTGTAAAGTAGTTTTGCATTTGATAGATTAACTTCTTCAAGCTTATCTTTCAACTTAAAAATAAGCTCTTTTAGCTTATAATTTTCATTCTCTAAATCTTTTTTCGTCTCTGCCAAATTTTCTATGGCAGCTTGAAATTCTTCTTTTTGTTCTTTTGCTTCAGTTGCTGCAAGCTTGGCAACTCTGATTTCTCGTGCAAATTGTTTATCAGACTCTGGGCGCCCTGCCCAGCCAGTAAGCTCATCTCCCATCAAATCAACGATGAGAGCTTCTTCTAGCTCTTCGACATCAATAGTTTCTTCAACCGGCTGTCCTTCGTTGATTTCTGGATACTCGAACAGCAATTCTTCGTCAATTTCAATATCGATATCTTCTTGAAGTCCTGCTAGCTCAAGCTCTTCCTCTTCCGCCTCTTCGGTTGGCGGAATAATTGGCTCTTCCAATGGCTCTCCTGCCGGCAGAGAAGCTTCAATATCCTTTAAATCTTCAATACTAAACTCAACTGATAGCTTTTCCCCTTCTTCGGGGCATCCACAAAGTTCTTCTTCTTCTGCCGCGGCGAGGGCGATGTCATCCTCGGGGCCTACTAGCTCTGGTACCGGCTCTGGCTCTAGTCCTAGGCCAAATTCGTCCTCCACTTCCAAAAGTGAATCCATGGCTTCTTTAATTTCAGATGCATATTTCTCCATGATCACGCTTTCTGCATTTCTTAAAGCAGCTTCCTTGAGTGCTTCGGCGTCTATAATAGCTTGTTCCAACATCGATGACATAGTAATTTCCTTTAAAAAGATAAATTCAGAATCTCACAAATAAGTAGTACCCGGCTCGCACAAATACCACTTTTATTGAAAGTACACTATCGGGAGAGATTTTCACTCAAATCTCTTTTGATCGCCCTTTGTCTCCTAATTGCTTTTTTTCTTCTTTTTTCAGAAGGCTTTATATAAAAATCCGTCTTTTCTCTATATTTCTCGATTATCTTAAGTTTTTTGCATTTCTTAAGAAATCTTTTAATTGCGCGCTCTGGGGGCTCATTCTCTTTTAAAACCACTGTACAATTGCTTGGTCGCTTGCTTTTTAGATTTAGCCTTTTTGTTTTATTATAGCGATTATTTTTGCGAGGGTACCCAGCGTGACGACGCGTTTCTTTATATCCCATGGTGACTCCAGTTCTAATAATTAAATAGTTCAAAAATAATATTTTTAAAAATATTATGAATCTGCAAAAGGTGTTACCGGGATGCCGGTGGAATGGAGTACTCCGCTCACAAGCCACTTATCAGCCGCAACTGAAGTAAATTCCACAAAGCTACCCTTGCCTCTACCTTTTGCAGCGCTACTCATAGTCATGGTATCGTGGCTTGATCCGTTTGTCCCAAATGAATCTGCCTTGGCAGAGTTTGAAACAATCGAAATTCCTCCCAAAAGTAGATCGCCATCTGACTCTGTTGCAACTTTCCAAGTGCCGGAGAATGAGTTCAAGACAACCATCTTGCAATGAAAGCCAGTGTTGGTATCGGCTGGCAAGGTTATAGTAATGCCGGCAGGTCTATTTAAAGCCAGCACCACACCGCTTTGATCGGCTGTCAATACATAGGTTGCGCCCGTAACCTCCACAACTGGACGCCTATATCCAAAGCCACCGCAAAATGTATCAGCAGTAGAAGATTCTGGATTCATACGGGCAACTTCTCTGGCTGCGTTTGCAACCATCGCTGTGAAAACAACGCTTCCATTCTTGGCGCCAGAAGAAACATCCGTAGCTTGTGTTGCTATCTTCGCGTATTCTACATCTGACGGCGTTCCGTCGTCTTCGCCATAAAATGATATGGTTCCAACATAGTCATCATCCGAGCCATCTGCTCCTGCACTGTTTTCAAATCGAAGAATTGGGCCGCTTGCATCAGCGTTGGAATTTTTGAGTCTCAGAAGAGGGTTATCCTCGGAAGCTACGGTTGTCTCTATCAATACTGTTTGCTTGGCAGTGCTGGCAACTGCATCATTTTTGACATGGAGGCCTGTGGCTCCTACCGCGCCTGTGTTGTCGTTGTGTATGGTTGCCAAAGATCTAGCAGAATTGTCTGATGCATCAGAAACAAGATTTAAGATACCGCCTGTTGTGAGAGCATCGGCTGATGCGCTCACAACATTTGCGGTTGTTACAGAGTTGCCAACAACGGTTAAACCCCCCTTGCTTTCTATTGTCCCCCTTGCAAAAAGATTTTTTACTTTAAAGTTTGTGATGTGCTTTTCTATCGCACGGGCGACACTCGGAATCAGTTTGTCTATATATTTTAAAAATTCTTTTCTGAAATCTTTCATTCTTAAAATCCGCCACTTATATCATAAATAGTTTTCGCAACACTAATCCTAGCAACTATTCTTATAATAAGCAATCCGAGAACATTACAGTCTATATCACAACTTTAACCTAGAAACTGGCGCCGTACAATTTAATAATGAATTTGCCCGCCGTGTATGTGCCGCCGGAGTGTGCGCCGGATCCGTTGGCTAAGTATAGGTAGTCAGCATTCAAATTGGTCCAGTTTGTATCGACTGCACTGACTTTATACATTCCTTTAGTCCAATTTCCGCCTGCCGCGATTAGACTTAGGTTTGCGCCGGCGCCGTCATAAGTTTCGTCTTCCGATCTAGATGTCGCGTTTGAAACAAAATCAATATCGGCGGTCGTGTTCGATCCTGCCGGAGTCTCAATACACGCCATTTCAGCTTTATAAACTACTCCATTCTTTGCTGTGACGATTCTTCCTATGTACGCAGCAGCAGCGCCGTCCTCTCCTATAATATCCTTTACGGTGCCAGAGCACAAGAAATCTTGAATGTCTACCAATATAGTTGTTATAAACTCGCCGTTGATCTTTTGGATGTACTGAGTTATTCCGCCGTCGGATCCATCTGCGCCGGCTCCGGTAGGAAATGGCGCCGCGAATCTTGATATTTGGTGTCCAGCCGATGTGTTACTGGATGATTGAAACTTACCCATTGTTGTTGCCCTCTAGCTATGATCCGGATGAATCTTCGTCTGTATTAAAATTAGGTGCGCTTAAAGAAACTGGGATGTTGCATTCAGTGATACCAGAACCGGTAAGATGATACATGCGCTCACGAGGAATATTTGTCAATTCGGCCAACACCTCATAGCTAAGATCATTGTCACCAGATAAATTTGATACATAAACTTGTCGGCACTTAACATCAAATGTCGCGCTGGAATAGCCGGGTGGAACGGTGATGTAATGGAAGTTCCTAATTACATCAGCAGCCGTTGTGATGGTTTGAGCGCCTACATGGCCAGGTACCGTTACTGCGGTGACACCGGATCCGCTTTGAAAGTGTACACGAATGTTCTCGCCACTATTGGCACTAGTGTTTATCACAGTAAATGATTTTGGCACTCTTGGAAATTGCACCATATGAACATCACCGCTGTCCAAATCATCAGAGCCAGTAATCCAAGGTACGCCTGAAGCTTGATATGATCCAACATTTCTTAAGCCTGGCGCGTTGAAGGCATGCGCATAGCCGGGAGTGGTTGGGGTATGATCTTTTTTGTATAAATTACCTGACATTATTTATTCCTCTCTTTCTATAAATAGTTTAGCCAATCAAAGCTTTCCAGTTTTTTCCACCCAAAGCAACAATATTTGAAATATCCACGCCGGCGTCGCTTGGATCTTTGTTTGCCAATGGGCTCGCGGCTTGAGTTGCGGACATTTCAGGGGCAGCCGGCTTGGTGCCCTCAAACAGATCGACGCCGCCATAGGCATCATTACCAATAGCATCAAGAAGCTGCTTCCTATTCTCTTTCATCTCTTGTGTCATTCGTCGCCGAGTTTCGCGGATTTGTCTCGAATTATCCTGAATGGGTGCGGCAGATGATTCCGTTATAACTGGAGACATTCCTTTTACCACTTCGGAAACCACGCTGGACAAAAGCCCTTCTTCGATTAGGGTTTCTGTAATACACTCTTTGACGAGTGGTTTGATTATGTTTTTTAATTCTGATCTTTTCATTAGTCTCTCAATATGTCATTAAGCAAACGATTAACCTTATCTGCTTTTGTGAAAATGTTTGGCTCTTTATGTTCTTTTATCATATATGCGTCGTTGACTGATGGATCCGCTACAAAATCAAAACAAATCAAGACAAAATCATCCTCAACGATAGTGTTTCCATTGCTCTCCTTCACGGAGCCTAGTCCGCGAGAAGAGATTCCAAGCTGGACGCCTGACTGCGCCAAAGACTTAAGCACCCTTCCAGAAGGAGTATCAAGCACTTCTACTTTGCCCATTACATCATTTCCGTCCCACCAGACATCAATGACGAGGTGAGATGCATTCTTTAGATTAATGACTGAATCGTCCGGATGATCAAGTTCTCCAAGCGCTCGTCTTTCTTTGACGAGTTTATGGTAGTTCTCGACTTCTCTCTGTAGGATCTCTTTGCCATAGATGCGACCATTACCGTTACGGGCATCTGCTCTTTGCATAACGCCAGTCATGTAGAATTTCTTTCCAGCAGACATGTCCAATTTCTCTGTTTCGGTTAGAAGATCTTGGCAGACTCCTCCATCGCAGAGAGCATAGTATTCGGTTAGGACCATTTTATTCGACATTATTGTTC